CTTCTTGCTTGACAGGCATCACAAAGCTGTCGTTAGCGTTAAGGTCCAGACCAACACACAATTCAACGTCACTTGATGGGCCAAGCGTACCGCTTAACTGACTAGTAAAGTAAGTCTGGTACTCTTGATTTTCACCAAGCTCGTCCAAAGCGTGCAGATTTACGCCGAACACGCGAGTCATAGCTCCGCCTTCGTCAGAAGATGTGAAGATCTCTCGTCGAGTAACTTCATCTGCTTGATCCACACCCCAGTTACGGATGTCTTCCAAGCCTTCTGGAGACAAATACAGGTCAGTAAGAACGCCTCTTTTGATAGAAGCACTGTTACCGCCAGCATTCCGCCGCATGACAACTTTCAAGAGACTAATAAGTCGCTTGGTGAATTGACCAGCAGCAGCGTCTGCATCGTAAACCAAAATGTTACGATCCACACCAGCAGCCAAGATGGTGTGCCAGCCGTCGTCATTCATCTTCTTGACGAAACCAGCTTCCATAACTTGAGCCGCACGAGCTACAACATCCCATCGTGCTTCACGCGCATATCGCAGCAGGAAGTCGATAGAGTTAGAGATGGTGTAGGTTGGGATCATTACGTAATCACCTTCAACGGTTCGCTCTGGAATGCGTCCGTGTCCGGGATTGGTGTAGGCGACGAAATCATTCTCTTCGCCGGGTGAAACCAAATCCAATGGGAACTCAGTAGAGGTTCCGGGCTGCATTTGGATTCTTTCGAAAATATTGCCAACAATATCGCCTACAAGAGTACCTTCTCGCAAAGGTAACTCCAGAGCCTTGGCAATCTTAGACTGAGCCGAAAGAGACTCAGCTTTGTTATTGCTTCCTGCTCGCTTGAGCAGTTCAATAAACTCAGGACTAGGTTGTTTAAGTAAAGACATTTTTATTTTTCTCCATATGTTGTTAAAAATTAGTGAGCGTGGCCGGGTGTGCCTCGACCAATTGGAACATTAATAGCGACTTTTGCATATCCGTCCGCATCTTTATTGGACAGGAACTGACCAATTGGAGGAGCGTAAAGGCAAGAAGTACCAGTACAGGCAGCTCCATCTTGAACAGTAGCAATTTTACCACTACCACCAAGGAATGCAGTCGCACCAATGGTCGGAGTACCATCGACTTGATCGGTTACGATCCAACCCTTCTTCAGAATAGTAACTTTTCCGCCCTTTTGCACTTCATCTTTATGCCAATTCAAGTGCTGGCGAGTTAAGTCAAGATTAACAACATCATTGAGCAATATACCAAGTGGATATGATCCACTACCATGTGTGGCAACAGTAGCCAAAGCTAGAGAGTCGTCCATAGCTGCACCAGAACCACCAGTGCTAACGCTGAGAACAATACCCCTGTTACCCGTTTCATTCATGAAGAAACTAATATCAGTTTCTAATTCGTGACGATCACCTTTTAAAGCCATTTTGCTTACCCCTTATTTAAGATTTTTGGTTAGTTTAAGAACTGAGTTACGCAACCAGTCCGATGCCGTGGACATTTCAACTTCTTGTGTTTCTCCTTCACCAGCCTCAGCTAGAGAAGGCTCAAGAACATCTTCTGCTTCTTCCAAGTCAGAGGCACTAACCTCATTCTCTTGCTCACCATCAAAAAATTCTTCAGTGATTGGTTCAGCTTGGGATTTTGCAAGTTCAATTACAGTAGCAAACATTTCGTCTGAAGCTCCAGCGAATTTAGCGATAAGCTTATCAGCAGTTTCGCTATCAATACCAGCTTCTGCGAGCGATGCCTTTCGAGACATGCTAGCTACAGATGCTTCTAGTTCAGCCAATTGTTGTTTCATGGCCTCAATTTCTGCATCTTTCTTTTTGATGATCATTTCAAATTTCTTATCGTGATCTTCTTCTTCTTCAGCTACTTCTTCTTCAGCAGCTTCTTCTTCAACTTCTGGCTCCTCTTCAGCAGGAGCTTCTTCTTCAACCTCTTCTTCTTCCTCTTCTTCAGCTTCGGGCTTTTCGCCCTCTTCTTCCTTCATGGCCATTTTTTTCATGGCCTCTTCAAGTTTCTCTTCTAGCTCTGCGACCTTGGCTTCAAGCTCAGGAGCTGCTTCAGCTTCTTCTGGAGAAGCTTCGACTTGCTCTTCTGTCTTAACCTCGGCCTCATCAGCAACGGTTACAGATTGAGCCATTTCATCAACTTCGGCCTTAGCAGAGGCTTCGACTTGGCTAATCTCGTTTAAGGCTTTCGTCATGTTTGACTCCCTTAAAGTTAAAAAATTAGTAAAATTAACTGTTCCATTTGCATTAAAAGGATTTACATCCTTACTGAAAATAATACTTCTCGGATTAGCTGGTTTTTCAACCAAGCCTTTTCCCGAAAAGAAAAAACCCTTCAATAAGCGACCAAGTTTATAGCCTTCGTACTCACCTGTGCCACCATAAGCACGCAAATGTTTTGTTAAAAAAGATGATTCTTCTGTTCTGGCTAATATTTTGTCTTGACCCTTGGGATCGACTAATGCATAATCAAAATCAGTAAAGACGCATTCCATAGAAACTGACCAATCACCTTTGTCAATTTCTTCTATTAGCTCAGCGATTCTCATCCTCATCTCGATATCACTCCAAGTCTTATAAATCACAGAACTCGTTACAATATCAAATCTTTCAGGCAGATCTTCCTCAGATGTGTCATTAGCTAATATTTTTCCGTCTTGAGTCCTAACTATAGCATCAGTCATATGACCGATGATATCTGACTCATCATGCATAAAATTAAAGGGCTTTTCTTTGGGGGTGTTTCTTGCCGCCCATAAAGCCCTTGTCGAAAAAACATCATCGTTTTTGTTCCAACCAGCAGACACAAGCACTGAGTTTAAATAATATAAATCAGGCTGCTCTTCTGCCTCTGTTGCTGTTGTAGTTTCAGTACTTGCGATAGAGCATGTCTCAGCATCGTCTTCGCATACTATCTTGGAATTACAAGACGGGCATATTTCTGGCCCATCTGTAATAATATCACACGTAAAGGCAATGGAAGTACTCGCCTCCATTACCTCTCTCAGATTGTCGTTTATTTCATGTTTATATACTTGCATATTTACCTCTAAAATAAAATACGCCAAAAAATATTTTTCGAGTTAAATTTTATGAAAAAAATCGGAAAGAATAACTTAAATTATATATGTGACGCATTTCATCTATGGTAGGAGGTTTCTGATTTTGCTTCACAAAGTCTGAATACATCTCATCCTTGATCTCTAAGAACTCTTTTTCTACCATTAAGTCGTCAGGAAGGCTTGCTTTTATGATTTCTTCATTTATTTCGGAATAAGGGTCAATCTTGCACAATACTGTAAATTTAAGTTCCTCTAAGTCTTCCAGTTGCGCCTTACTAAGCTCTCTCAAAGTCTTCTTGCCGTGAACATCCAGTATCTGCCCATTAAGACATTCGGAGATTTTCTCCTGCGCCTTGGTAGCCCATATTGTTAAAGAGGCAAGATTAGGTGAACTTTTAGGAAGTACTCTTTTTTGCTTCCTTGGTCCTTGATCTAAAGAGAATCTAGGACGACCCCCTTCTGGACTGGGAGAGGGTGAATCTTTGTCTACCTCTATTTTTTCCACTTCGTCCACAACGCTTGTGGGATCAAGTTTCAAATTGGTAACATCCTGAATGCCAATTTCGCCCTTTTGTAAGGCAATCTTCTTATATTCACTATCAGTATTAGCATTATGATAAGGATCTGCTTTGCTCGGCATCATTTTCTTGTCCCTTTGCTTAGATTCGTTTTTGATTCTAACATTTTCAATATTATTAAGTTCACCAAACCTATCTCGCAAAGTTTCCACGGATATAATGTCTCTGTCAGCAAGCTGGATTAGTAGATTTTTCTCAGCGGCTTCGTCAGACAGGACCATATTATCAAAATGAATTTCAGCAGGATACTTAAAGCCCATAGCTTTTTGCACATATTTAATCTCATCCATCCAGAATTGATTCAGGAGATCCCGACCATATTCCAGTCTTTCAATGAGAGTTTTTAAGGATATAAAGTTATTAGTAAATCCACCACTTTGGCCTGCCAATCCAGTTAGTGTTGGGGGTATACCAAGTCCAGCATAAATGCTATTAAGAACTGGATGATATTTCTCAGTGCCAAGAAATTTGTAGATTTGAGTAGCGCTTTCTTGATAGCTAATCTCTGGACCCCAAACTAGATCCATAGTGCCTCCACCTACATTGCTGGCTAGAATATTTCTTAACTTATCAATAGCTGCTTTATTGGGCAGTACTTTGTGATCCAAACTTCCAAGTTTCCACAGCCTAACATTTGAAATAGCGCCGTCGAGAGCCGACATATCTGCTAGTTTCATTTTTTCTAGCATGACAACATCATCAATAATAGCGTTGATCATGGGATTTGCCCAAGCATCCCAATCGTCTTTCTTATAAAAGAAGGTCGCTATTTTGTTGGGATCGAGTAATACAAACTCTTCTCCTTTTTCCAGCGCCTCTCTTATCTGAGGAGGAAACTGTTGTCTATCATCATCGTCAGCAGCTTCTCGAAAAGCTTTTTTGATCTGAGATGAAATTTTCATCTTCAA